GCTAATATCACTAATGCTTCTGTAACAGCAACATGGGAATATGCAGGAAGATTTGATGATGCTCCAGGAACATCTGAAGTTGGTGAAGATTTAGGTGCTGTAAACGACGAATTGCACATTATCGTAGTAGACGAAGACGGTTTGTTCACAGGAAGAAAGAATCGTGTTCTCGAAAGATTCTCTTTCCTATCAAAGGCAAGAGATGCTAAGTTAAGAAATGGACAATCAAACTATTATGTCGATGTAATTAATAGAAGATCGCAGTTTATTTGGATTACAAGTCATCCAACCGTATCAGGCAACTGGGGTGGAACACTTGCTAATACCACATTTATCGATGCAGCTACAAGAAATTACACTTCATCTCTAAACGGCGGACAAGATTCTGTTGCAACTGCTGCGGACAGACTTAATGCATATTCTCGTCACTTCTCTAACAAGGAAGAAATTGATGTTTCACTTGTTCTTACAGGTGAATCAGATGAAGCATTGATTGAAGGTATTAAGACAGCCGTTCTTGATGCAAGAGCAGACTGTTTAGCTTTCATTTCACCTCCTGAAAATCTAGCTGTATTTAACCAAGGTAAAGAAGCACTTGACATTGTAAATTATCGCAATACTCTAACTTCATCAAACAGACTTGTAATGGATTCTGCTTGGAAGTATCAGTTTGACAAGTATAACAATGTCTATCGTTGGATTCCAATGAACGGCGACATTGCAGGTCTCTGCGTAGCTACCGATCTTTCCCGTGATCCTTGGTATTCTCCAGCTGGTTTCAATCGTGGTCAGATCAAGAATGCGATCAAGATTTCTTGGAACCCAACACAGGGCGAAAGAGATACGCTTTACAAGAAGGGCATTAACCCAATCGTTAACTTCCCAAGCGAAGGCGTAATTCTGTACGGCGATAAAACTCTACAAAGTAGACCATCAGCATTTGACCGCATTAACGTGCGCCGTCTGTTTGACGTTCTAGAAAAAACTATCGCTACAGCATCCAAGTATTCACTATTTGAGTTTAACGATCAGTTTACTCGCGCTCAATTTGTTGCTCTTGTAGAACCATATCTTCGTGATGTTCAAGGTCGTCGTGGTATCTTTGACTTCCGTGTGGTTTGTGACGAAACAAACAATACTCCTGAAGTTATTGACCGCAACGAATTTGTTGGTGACATCTACATCAAGCCTGCTCGTTCGATCAACTTCATCCAGTTGAACTTCGTTGCTGTTAGAACTGGCGTAAACTTCGATGAAATCGTTGGTAAGTTTTAATAATAGCATATAAATATAAGAGCAATTAGGAGTATAACAAATGGCTTTCAATATTCAACAATTTAGATCAGAGATGAGAGGAGACGGTGCGCGTCCTAATCTATTCGAATGCACTCTGACTTTTCCTGCTGGTGTAGGAGACGTTGCTGCTCCATACACATTTATGGCACGCTCCGCACAGTTGCCAGGTTCAACGGTAAATTCAATACCTGTAAATTATTTCGGCCGTGAGTTGAAGTTTGCTGGAAATAGAACTTTCCCAGAGTGGACAGTAGTTATCATCAACGACGAATCTTTCAATGTGCGTAATGCTTTTGAAAGATGGTTAAACTTCATCAACAGTCATGCTGGCAATCTAAGAGCGCCAGCATTCTTGACGGGTGATGGTGGTTATCAGTCTGATGGTAAGATTGTTCAGTTTGGTAAGAAAGGCAACAGATTAAAGAAGTATAAGTTTATCGGCATGTTCCCTATTGACGTAAGCCCAATTGAAATGGATTGGGGAGCAAACGATGCTATTGAAGAATTTTCTGTAACATTTGCCTATCAGTGGTGGGAATCAGATACTACTGACGGTCAATCGGCAGATAGATTCGTTACTTCTGCTGACGCATAATATAATGATTTTCAGAGGGATAGGTTTGCTTATCCCTCTGAATTAGATTGGAGAAAGTAATGGCAGTTCAGCTATTCGGCTTTGAGATAGGTCGTAAAAAACAGCAAGACAAAGACGAACAAAGTAAGACTTTTGCGTTACCGCCCAATGATGATGGCGCGGTAACAATACAGTCTGGCGCTTATTATGGTACATATGTTGATCTAGATGGCACAGTTCGTAATGAAGTCGAACTGATTACCCGTTATAGAGAAATGTCTATGCAGCCAGAACTTGAAACTGCAATTGATGAAATTGTTAATGAAGCGATTGTTCAAGATGATGACGGTAAGGCGGTCGAGATTAACGATGATAATCTCAAGCAAAATGCTGCAATCAAGAAAAAAATCCAAGAAGAATTTAATTACATACTGAAGTTGCTTAATTTTGGTAACATGGGACATGATATTTTCCGTCGTTGGTACATTGACGGTCGTATGTTCTATCATATCGTAATTGACGAAAAAAGTCCTAACAAAGGCATTCAAGAGCTAAGATACATTGATCCTCGCCGTATTCGCAAAATTCGTGAAATCCAAAAAGTTAAAGAACCTGGATCAGGCATAGAAGTTATCAAAAGAATTAACGAATACTACCTATACAATGAACGCGGTATCATCGGAGCGCACTCAAATCTAGGCACAAAGATTGCTGTAGATTCTATCGTTAACGTTAATTCAGGACTAATGGACGCCAAACGTTCAATGGTCTTATCTTATTTACACAAAGCAATTAAGCCTCTCAATCAGCTTAGAATGGTTGAAGATGCTGTTGTTATCTACAGACTCTCACGCGCACCCGAGCGCAGAGTGTTTTATGTGGACGTTGGCAACATGCCAACAGTAAAGGCTGAACAATATCTCCGCGATATTATGGTAAAGTATCGCAACAAATTAGTGTACGATTCAAATACTGGCGAAATTAAAGACGACCGTAAGCATCTTTCAATGCTGGAAGATTTCTGGTTACCTCGTAGAGAAGGTTCTAGAGGAACTGAAATTACAACATTGCAGGGCGGTCAAAATCTTGGCGAATTAGAAGACGTTAAATATTTTGAAAAGAAGCTATATAAAGCTCTTGGCGTTCCTATTTCCAGACTAGAACAGCAACAAGGTTTTTCTCTTGGTCGTACAACAGAAGTTACTAGAGATGAACTTAAGTTCAATAAGTTTGTTCAGAGACTTCGTTCAAAGTTTTCTACACTGTTTGATGATCTTCTTCGCGTACAACTTGTTCTCAAGAAAGTATGTTCAGAAGATGAATGGAACGAGTTTAAAGAAGAAATCTGGTACGATTTCAAGAAAGACAACAACTTTACAGAACTAAAAGAAGCTGAACTTCTTCAAAACAGACTATCGGTGTTACAGCTTATTGATCCATATGTTGGACGTTACTATTCAACTGAATGGGTTCGTAAGAAAGTTCTCATGATGGACGACGAAGAAATCGAAGAAGTCATACAGCAAATTGAAAATGAAAAATCTGCCGATGTACCTACCGATGATCAAGGTAATCCATTGCCGCAGCAAGCAGGTGCACCTGTACCAAACATTGTTCCTCCAACACCACAGGAACAAATGATGCAGCAATATGCAGCACAACAAGGTGTGCCTCCTGAACAAATGCCTGTTCAAGATGGTACAGGCAAAGATCAGATGAATCCATTAGATATGGGAGCAGATGCTCAACAAATGAGAAATCGTCAAAGATTTGTAAATGATACTTTGGAGCCAGCTAGATAATGAAGAAGTATGAAGAGTTCATCGCTGAATCTTTAGCTGCTGAGATTAAGTCAGAACCTAAATCAAATGCATCAAGAGAAGCTAGAAGACTCGGTCTAACTTATGTAGGATTTGGACGTTATGCCGATAATAAAGGACGAGTTGCATATCTTGTAGATAATGATAGACTTGTTCCTTTTAAATCGCAAGAAGATGTACAAGGAATGTACAAAAAGGCACGTGAGATGCCATCTTCTGAATCAACTAAAGCTTTAGAAGCACAAGCTGATGATCATAATAGAGTACTAACTAATCGCTCTATGGAAGATGAAAAGATTGCTAATCGTAAAATGAAAGAGGCAATTAAAACAAACGAGACTCTCACAAAAGCGTTTCCTGCTTCTATGTTTGATGAAAATGAAATGGCAGCACTGCAAGAATATACAAATCAAGGATTTGGACCAGTAAATAGATTTCTATATAAAGGTCTAGACGATGATGCAACTCAAGAAGATGCTGATTACATAAATGGAATTATTGAAGGAATGGATTCTGCTTTTTCTGATTCTAAAGCGCCCATGAGTTATACGGTATATACTGGACTTTCTCAAAGATATACATCAGACAATTTTGCGCCAGGTAGAGATTACATTTTTAGAGGTTATGTTTCAACAACTTTAGACTATAACACGGCAATTGAATTGTTTACTGAACAGAATGAAGATTCTGTAATTTTACAGATTGAAGTTTCAAAAGGACAAAACGCTATACATGTCAGCGGATTCAGTAACGTAAACGCCGATGAAGATGAATTTCTACAAACAGAAGAAATGGAAACAATTCTTCCTAGAGGATCTAAGATTAAGATAATATCTGGACCACATGTTATCATGACAGATGCAATAAACAAAGATAGGTATGGTGGTGAATGGTCAGTCAACATTTTCCATTGTCAACTGATTCAAGATGTATAAATACTAAGTATAACTCAATTGGAGAAAAAAATGACCATTAAGAAAGCATTAGACAGCATTTTAGAAGGC